GCGTCGATGTTGTAGACCGGGGAAACGGTCGTGCCGCTCATTTTGTGGTTGGGGACGATGCTGCCGCCGGTGGAGGGCACGAAGAGCTCAGGGCCGCGCTCGCCGACGAGGTAGGGGCTATTCCCGGTGACGGGGCCACCGTTCGCCCGCGCCTGCAGCCCTTGGGCGGCGGCGTTGGCGATGTTGGCCACCATGCCCGTGCCGCCGGTGAACAGGTTGAAGAAACTGAGCAGTAGCTGCCGAGCCATCAGGTCAGCCAGCATCCGGCGCAGGATGTTGACGAAGCCGCGCGCCATCCCCTTCAAACCCTGCTCGAACGGGTCAAAGAGGAAGTCCGCGAATACGCCTTGCATCTGCCTGGCGGCCTCGGCGGCGAATTCGGCAAGGGGGCCAGTCTGGGGGCGCAGGCGGGCGTCGAGGCCGGCGACGAGGCTATCGGCCAGACCCTCGCCGAACTCTTGGAAGGTTGGTTCGATGTCCTCCATCGTCATCATCGCCCAGCGGTCGATATCCTCCTTCGTCTTCTTGGCGCGCTCCCGAGGAGATGAGGTGGTTTTCTTCTTCTTCGGATCGTCGGGCTCCTTCGCCATCGCCAGCGCACGCTCGGCTTCGATCTGCTGGTTTACGATGGCAAGGGCTTGCCGCAGATAGGCGATGCGGTTTTTTTCTTCTTGGTTGAGCGTTTTGGCGGCATCGATCATGCGCGCGCGTTCGAGCGGGCTCAAATCCATGCCGCCGCCCGGCACCACCCCGGTCGACGCACGAGAGGCTGCCGCAATTTCTTGCTCGAGAAGTGCGCGCTGGCCGGCAAGACCGCTAGCCTCGATTGCACCCAGTTTGACCAGCTCGTTGCGGGTGTACTGGATGAACGACGATACCTTCTGCAGCGCCTTGGTGAACCCGGTGATCAGCGCGCCCGAAAGCGCGTTGGCGGCTTCGACCAAAGCCGGGTCGCGCAGGGTCTTGGACAGCTCGTCGAGCGCCTTGCGACCCTCGTCGGTCTTCTTCGCCGCCTCGGTCAGCTTGCCGAACGCCGACACCAACACGCCGCCAGTGAGCAGGCCGAAGGCGAGGTTGATCGCCTTGCCCGTCACCTTGGCCGTCTTCTCGATGGTCTTCAGCGAGGTCGTGGCCGAGCGAATCGCCGCTTGCGTCTTGTCGACTGCGGTTATCTGGACTTCTGTCTTTGCCACGATGCCTCCTGATCGTCGTGCTCCATCTTGGCGGCTGCCAAGAGGTGCACGAAGTCGCGCTCGGTCATGTTGAAGATGTCGTCAGGCAGGACACCCATTCGGAGCGATAGCGCGTAGACCGCCCGAAGGTAGGTGTCCTCTTTCAGTTTTTTTCGGCGTCCTCGATGTTCACCCCGCCGGTGTTCATCTCGGTGACGATGCGAACGAGCACGTCAGGATCGTACTCGTTCATCAGGTCTTTGCGCTCGACGCGGCCGAAGAGCTTGGCCCCGTGCTTGTCGCGCGCGCGCACCTGCACCGTCACCGCCATCGCCTCGAGGTCGAGGATGGTCTTGTCCCCGTCCTGCTTGGCGAAAAGGAAGATCTCCCGGCGCTCGGCGAGGGTCATGTCCGGCCAGTAGTAGACCGAGATGCCCCACTCCGGCACCGGGATTTCGACCAGCGTGTCGACCGAGCGCCGCTCCTGGAACTGCGCCCGCGCTGCCGCTTTCCAGTCCATCAGGAGGTCGCGACCGTGAGAGCGCCGTTGCCGAGGAAGTTAAACGTGATCTCGGTGATGGCACCGCGCTGCACGTTGCGGGTGATCTCCGTGATGAGCGCGTTGCCGCTGTAGCGGGTCGCACCCGCGCCGACGCCCTCGGGGGCGAGCACGAGCGAAACGTTCGCGCCCGGCACGAGGGCCACCTGACCGCTGGTGTCGGTCTCATCCCAGAACGCCGTGACCGACCCCGTCCACGACTTGATCGCCGTGACGTTGTAGGTCTTGTCAAGGTCGCTCAGGGTGGTGTCCTCGGCGTACTCGGCCGATGCCGTGAAGCTGAAGCCCGTGACCTCGGCGACGGTGTTGGTGCCGACGCGGACGAGGCCTTCGCTGCCGTGATGGTTCGCCATTTCGATTGTCTCCTGTGGTTACTCTACGACCGACCCGGCATCGGTCTCGCTGGTCATGTAAAGGGTCCGGTACACCATGCGCGCCGCCCCGATCGGAGCGTCGCCGTCAAAACTCATCGTCAGCGCCGTGTCGGTCAGCTGGCAGTCCTTCACCAACCCGCCGAGCGTGTGGTCAGCCCCGATGGCGTTCTCGACATTGGCGCAGAGGTTGTCGAGACGGTCGTCCAGGTGCCGCGTGTCGCGCGAGACCACCTCGATCACGAGCTGCAGCTCGCGATGGTAGGTGCGCGGGTAGGTGAGCGTCGTGCCGGTCACGCTCTCGGAGTTGGCGTAGACCAGCGCCGCAGCCAGCACGTCCGCCGGCAGGGGGTGCACCCGCGACGCAGAGACCGTCTGGGCGACCTCGGCCGCCTCAAGGATCTGCACGACCCGGTCGCGGATGGTGCGGCGGGCGTGGCTCACGCGGCCTCCTGCAGGAGGTACATATTCGACTCGGTGACGAGGTTGTCGCCGGCCTCGGTCTCGATGTTCGCGGGCTCGTCGAAGTCGAGGTCGAGGTCAACCTCGATGCGCAGCACCGTCATCCCGGTGCCGTCGGGCTGGAAGCCTCGCACGGTGTAGCCGCGGCCGTCGATGAAGAGCGCGTCGCCGTGCCCGACCCGGCAGGGCATCGAGGCCGTCGAGACGGTGAACGTCGGCAGGCTGGATTCGACGTCAGCATCGGCCACGCCGACGGCCACGAAGGGTGCGTCGAAGATGCCGATGATGTCGTACACCCGGCCGGCGCGCCGGTACCGCGCGCGGCTGCCCCAGTCGGACAGCGACAGCATCGACAGCCGGTCGGCTTCGGTCTCAACGGCCATAGGTCACCCGCCACATCTCGGAGGTGGAAGTCTTGCCGACCCACTCGACGCGGCCGGAAAGGGTCGTCTTGAAGAGGTGCTGCCACTCGTGATACGGCCGCGCCGCGGGGTGCATCTCGACCCCGTTCCACTTCGAAGAGTAATCGGCGGCGGCCAAGAGCAGCGTCTTCGCCGTCACCCGCTCGAGCTCCAAGAGCCCAGGCACGATGTCGACCTCGAGCAGATGCTCCAGCACGTCGATGCAGGTGACGTGGTCGAACTGGCCATCCTTGAACGGCAGCGCGTGGATCTGCCCCTCGACGACGTTGCCGCCGCAGAGCTCGGGCACCGCTTCGGCACCCATCACCGGGGAAAGACCGAGGCGATCAGCCTCGCGCAGCAGCTCGCCGCGGCCGCAGCCGACGTCGAGGAATGACCCCTTGAGGCCGTAGAGCGCAGCCGTCACCGGCCGCAGACGCTCGTCGTAGCAGCGGTAATTGGCATCCGTCGTGTAGACGTGCCGGTATTTGGCGATTTCAGCGAGCCGGGCGTCCACGCTTCACCTTGGCCGCGTCGGCCGCCGGTTCTGCAGCCGCCACCACCTCGGGCTCGGCGTATGGCTTGGCGAAGCCGCGCATCACCATCCAGCCGGCGAAGTTGGCGTCGACCGAATACACCCGGCCGACCTCGAGCGAGGTGCCGCGATAGGCTCGGCCGCGAAGGATCTCAATTTTCATAGGAGCGGAACACCTTGGTCAGATACCCAGACGGCGCGGAGACAATCTCCGGCCGCGCCATATAATCGCGCACTTGCTGCCACGCCGTCGAGGCCGTCACCCCGAGCTCGAGGCCGCGGAAGCCCGGCGGGCTGTGCCAATACCGGCGCGATTCCGTGTACGCATCGCAGCCGCAGACGATGATCTCGTCGCAGCCCAGGAAGTCCGCAATCCAGACCGCCGTGCCACCGCTAAAGCCGAAGTCGGGGACGATGCCCGACCAGATGTCGGCGAGATCCTTGTGGTGGGTCACGAGCGGGATGCCGTGACCCTGCAGGATCGGCGCAATCTCGCGGTCCTGGAAGACGATGTAGTCGAGGCTGAGAAGCAAAGCGTGCTGGTTCACACCGATCCAGAGACCGGTGGCACCGACCCGCGGACGCACCGCACGCAGGTCGCTTAAAAGGGTGGGGCCGCCACCAAGGACGACTGCTCGTCGCCCCTGATGACGGCCCCTGATCGCCGCGAGGTCGATCACGCTCAGGTCGTGATGATCTCGTTGCACTCCGCGAACGACTCGGGGTACCGGACCGCGAAGTCGCAGTCGTGGAACGCCGTGACGCGCACGGTGGCCGCGTTCGAGCCGGTGTACGGGTCGACCAGCAGGTCGATGCCGCTCCACTGCCCGATGAGCAGGTCGCTCCAGACGCCGAAGATCAGCGCCGAGAGGTTCGTGCCCGTGCCCTTCGTCAGGTTCGACGGGACCTGCTGCGACACCACCAGACGCTCGCCGTAGAGGTTGTCGAACGGCGGCTGGAGGATGAAGTTGCCTTCGATGCCCGAGGTCTGACGCGGGGTGCGCGCCAGGCGGCTCTTGACCTGCGCGTTCGTGAGGAACGCGGCAGCGCCCGTGCGGGCGTTGTCGATCTCCACCTCACGCACGAGGTCGACCACCATCTGCCAGGTCGGGACCGCGCCGTTGGTGGCGAGGGTGACCGAGCCGATGCCGGACGTGTTGAGCACGCCGGTCGGGCGGTTGGTGCCCGAGCCGGAGATCGCGGCGTTGTCCATCGCGACCGCGATCGTGGTCGCAAGGTCGTTGCGGATCAGCGTCTCGATGTCGAGCGAGGACTGCAGCATCAAGCGGCGGCTGAAGTCGACGTAACCCGCAAGGGTCTTCGGCGACAGCGTGACCTGGCCGAAGCTCGGGGTGTTCGTCGACTCCGACGGGGCGCTGTTCTCGGCGACCCAGGCGACGCTCGACGGAGCCGTCTTCTTCGGGATGGCGACGTTGCCCTGGAGGCCCGTGAGGAAGGTCGCGCCGAGCTCGTTGAGCACCATGCGGGAGCGGAGCACGTCGATGAACGACCCGGCGAGCAGGTCGGTCGCGACGAGGTTGCCGCCCTTCGCGGTACCCGTGCCGGTGCCCGTCAGGATGTCGCGCTTCATCAGCACGTCCATCGGGACCGTGATGCCGCGCGAGACGCGGCCTTCCTTGGCGGCAGCCGCCTCGGAAGCCTCGAACTCGAAGCGGGCGGCGGCGACGGCCGCCTTGTCGGTCGGGTTCGCCATCGCGCGGATCGCCCGCACGAAGCTGAACTGACCCTTCTCCTTCTCGGTCATGCCGATCTCGGCGGTGGCGAGCGGCTTGCTGCCCACCTTGTCGAGAAGGGCACCGCGGAACTGCTCGAGGCTCGCACCGTCACGGACGGCGGTCTCGGCGAACTCGCGCTGGCTGTGGCGCGCGCCGAGCTCGAGGATGGCCGAGGCGCGGCTGCGCTCGGCGGCGGCCGGGTCGGCCGCGGGGACGTTCTGATCGGACATGGTCTTGGACTCCTTGGGGGAAGTGGTGGAGATCGTGGATGCTTCCAGCGCGCGCCCGACGCCGACGCTCATGTCGGCGGGGATGGACACGATGCTGATTTCGAGCGGCGTCCAGCTCGTCGCGCGGTAGACCTCCCGGCCATCCCGCACACCGTCCAGAACCATCTCGTCGATGATGTAACCGACGGACACCGACGAGCGGATACCGTCCTTCACATCAGCCAGGATCTCCTCGGCTCGCGCGGTTTTCCCAAACCGCACGACGGCCCGGGCCACCCGGTCCGCTCCGAGGGAGATCGATTCGACCACGCCGATCTGCTCGGTCGGGTCATGTTCGAGCAGCAGCGGGGCGCGCCCGCTGCCGATGAAGCTTGCGTTGAGGGCGCGCGCGGTGTGGTCGAGCACCTCGATGCCCCAGCCGCGGTCGACCTCGGCCTCGCTGCTGAAGGCCAACGCCACCCGGCGCACATCGGCGTCGGAGGGCTGCAGCTCGATGGTGCCGGTGCGGAACATCCGCGCGGCCGGACCCTTGCGCACGCCCTCAGCGGGGATGGCGGGCTCGGCCTCGGCGCTCCGCTCGGCTTCCGGCTCCTCGGCGGCAGGCGCGTCCGGCGCGGCTTCCTCGGCCACGTTGTCGCTCTCCTCCTCGGCGCTCTCCTTCGAGAAGACGATGGTCACGGTGGACTCGTCCTCGGTCATGGAGACGATGCTGCGTTTTTCGATGATGTCCATCTTGCCGCTCCTTCTATCGGGGCAGTTTGGAAAATGCAAAACATTCCCGGCCGGCGTCACTTCCAGGTGCCGGAAACCTTGATGAACGGGGTGGCGACCTTCCACGTCCCGGCGACCTTGATGTAGGTCGTCGCCTCCTTCCAGGTGCCCGAGACCTTGATCCAGAGCTTCGACGCCGTCGCGGCGAGGAAATCCCACGCCGACGTCGAGAACGCCGAGGTGGAGAAAGCGGAAGACGAGAAACTCACGGCGTGCCGCGCCAGAGGTCGCCAGACGCGCCGGCACCGTAGACGGTAGCCGAGTTCATCTTCATCACGTTGACGAGCAGCTCGGCCTCGACGACGAGCTCGCGCAGGTCGATGGGGTCAGCGCCAGAGGCCGTTGCTCGCAGCACCAGATCGCCGAGCGTGTCAGTGTGCGAGCTCGTGAGCGCGATGTTGTACCACCCGTTGCCGCGCTCGGTGACGGTCGGCGAGATGCTCGAGAAGGCCGCGCCGTTCTTGGAGAGCGACACCGAGAGCGTCGCCCCGGCAAGGCCGGTGACGTGGTCGGTCGAGTCGGTCAGGAAGACCATCAGATTGCGTGCGGTGCTCTGCTTGACCATGCGTTACATCCTGTTGACGACGCGGGACTTCGAGTAGGTGTTGCCGCCGCTCGGTGCGGCCGGGGGCGGGTAGTAGAGGATCGTCGCCTCGATGTCGTAATTGTGAAACGTCGACGACGCCCCAAGCAGCGGGAACTCGCCCGTCGCGGAGGTTCGACCAGACACCAGCGCCAAGCCTTGACCAGGCTTGACCACGATGCCCGAGCCCGATGCGGCTTGAAACATCAGGCATTCGTCCATCGTCGAGGACTGGAACCCGATGGCGTTGCTGATGCCGACGTCGGGAAAGACGTTCGTGTAGGTCTTTCGGCTGAACACCGCGGCGTTGAGGTTGACGCGCAACCACGCCGCAACGCTAGCGCCTGCGCCGGCGAATTCGTTTCCATGCGAGGTGTAGTAGTCCGACTGCCACTCACCCGGCAGTCGAATCTGTGCCGGACCGCTCGTTACCTTTAGGCTACTCGGAGCGGTCTTCGACGTGTCGGGGCTTATAGGCGTGACGGCATCGCCGTCAAGCGCGATACCGTCCATCCGGCAAAGGCGCAGCGGCGGCGTAAGGGTCGCCTCGCCGTCCATCGGCAAGAACATCAATTTGACCGCGAGCGTAACGCCCGAGCCGCTTCCGTTCATGATGGCGTACAGCGCCCCGCCGATCGTACGGTCGGTGCCGACATCGGTCGAGCGGCAGACGTAGGTCGCGCCCGTCGCCGTGTTCGTGACCACCGCCGAGACGATCATCGAATGCGGCAGGCCGAACACCTCCTGGACGAGTGCGATGCCCTCGCCGGCGCGGAGGATGATGGGCTCTACGTCCACGCTCTCTCCGCCGCGCCAAACATCCGAGAAGTGCGACTTCTGGTGCGTGACTAGGGAGCCGCCGTAGGTGCGGCTGCCCAAGCCTGTCGCCGTCTGCGTCGAAAAGTTCGGCGTGTCGTTGATGCGCCGGAACAGCGCCGTCGTGGTCACGCTGTTCGGGTTGTTGACCACCGTCACCTGCGAAGGCAGCGCGGAGTCTGCCGTGTCCATCCTGATCGGCGTGACCGTATCGCCGCCCGTGACGGCGCTCACGCGATACAGGCCGAAAAGACCAGAGCGGCCGGTCGCGGTAGCGCCAGAGGAAAACGCAGACGACGGCGCAGCCGGAGACACGCGCAACGACACCACCTCAAAGTAGGCGCGCTCGTCGGTCGCCGTGTTCTGGATGGCGAGCAGCGCGTCCTCGAGCGGCCGCACGTCCACCGCGTTCATCCGCAGGTAGTAGGTTTCAGGCATCGGGCGGGGTCTCCGTCACGACCTCGAAGCGCGTGTAGCGCCCTTGCACCTTGCACGATGGGCAGGTGATCGGCGGGGAATACCCGCCGACCCCGCCGTTCAAGTCGTGCGAGATGCGGTCGGCGAGCTCCTGCTCGACCTCCCACTCATGGCCGCAGGTCTTGTGCCGCAGCGTCGCCATGAATCACGACGCCGCGTCGGTGAACTCGATCTCGAGGTCAGCCGTACCGACCGCACTAGAGCCGCTGTGGAACAGCTGCAGACCCTGCGTGGCGCGGCAGACAACCGGCTCGACGTTGGTGTCACCGTAGCCGGCATTCCAGATCTCGGCGAACGGGA